TACAAGGATCATAGGGCCTACCTAGCCCCCGGGGAAAGGGCGACGATCCCGATCCTCGCGAAGACGAAGGAGGACGCGAGGCAAATCCGTGACTACGTCCTAGCCGCCCTGACCTCATCCGACGAGCTCTCCCACCTCCTTGAGGGAGACGCAACGGCCGAGATCATCCGCCTGAAGAATCGGGTCGACTTCCAGATCCGCGCGGCGACGATCACGAGCGTCAGGGGCCGGACGATCCCCCTCTTTATCGCCGACGAGATCGCCTTCTGGCACAGCGACGATTACGCCAATCCGGACAGGGAGATCATTCGGAGCGTCCTCCCCGCCCAGGCGACCGTCCCCGGCGCTATGATCATCGGGATCAGCAGCCCCTACGCTCGGAGGGGGATCCTCTGGGAGAAGTTCTCTCAGCACTGGGGGAAGGACGGGGACGTCCTCATCTGGAAGGCCCCGACCCTGATGATGCACGACACACCCGAGCTTCGGGCGATCGTGAAGGAAGCCTTCGCCTCGGACCCCTACAGCGCCTCCGCCGAATACGGCGCGGAGTTCCGAACCGACGTCACCGCCTTCATCACGGAAGAGCAACTGAAGTTGATCACCGGGGACTACGTGAAAAGGGATCCTGAGGAGGGATTCTCCTATGTTGCCTTTGTGGACCCATCTGGAGGTTCGTCGGACGCTTTCACAGTTGGCATTGCTCATTACGACGAGCGCCTGGGAACGGTTCTCGACGTTGTTTGGGAGAAGGAGGTCCCCTTCGACCCCGCCGTCGTCGTCGACGAAGCCGCCGCCCTCATCAAAGCCTACGGCTGCCGAAGGGTCACCGGCGACCGCTACGGGGGAAAGACCTTTCAAGGTCTATTCCGGCGGCAAGGCATCAACTACCACATCACCGACGAGCATCGGAGCGACCTCTATCTCGGCCTCCTCCCACTCATCAACGGGAAGCTCTGCCTCTTCCCCGACCTTCAGAAGCTCAGGGTTCAGATCCTCTCGCTCGACCGTAGGGTTCAGGCTTCTGGAAGGGAGAGCATCGACCACCCCAAAGGAGCCCACGACGACCTGATCAACGTAGCGGCCGGGGCGATTGTGACGGCCCACCGCCTAAGGTGGGCGAAAGAGGAGAAGCCGGCGGAGCCGGAGAGTACTGAGGAGATCTTCCTAGACCGCTTCTGGGGACAGATCAAGAAGGCGAGGGGAGAGAAGAGCCCCGCCGAGCGCTTCGCGAACCCCTACGCCCTCGCGCGAAAGAGAGTGAGTGAGCATGCCCGCAACGTCTGAGCGGCAAAGAAAATTCATGGGCGCCGAGCTGGGACGCCTCCGAGCCGGAAAGAAAACCAAAACGGGGATGAGTGAGGAGCAACTTCGGGACTTCGCAAGGAAGCGTACGAGATCGAAGGCTCAGAGGGACGCTCTCAAGTAATGCCCGAGCCGACGACATCCAAGGACTTGGCCGCCCTCGTCGCCGCGAAGCCCCGCCTCGAGCAGGTGAAGGTGAAGGCGCAGATCAAGGCCCTTGCGGAAGGTCTCGACCTCCCCTCCTCGAATGTCGAGGGCGAGGAGTTTGAGATCACCGCATATTGCAGCGACTACGCCTGCACGGGGATCCACAGTCCGGAAGTCGGCGGCCACGGCCTGACGAAGAGCGGGAAGCCACCGAAGGTCGGCGTCACGATCGCAGCGGATCCGAAGGTGCTACCTCTCGGTACAAAGGTGGAGATCGAGGGCCTGGGACCGCGGACGGTCGAGGACGTTGGAGGAGCCATCAAGGGGAAGCGGATCGACGTTTACATGCCCTCCCACGAGGAGGCCCTGAAGTTCGGCAGGAGGCGTATGAAAGTGAGGAAGGTGAAGGACTGATGTTTGGAACGAAGAGGGATCCCCGCGACGAGATCATCGCCCTCCTTCGGGAGGACAAGGAACGCCTGGAGCTCAGAGTCGCCGAGCTGACGAAGCAAGTGATCGCGCTCGCTTCGCGAGCCGCTTACCGCGAGCTTCACCCCCGCCCTCCCGCCGCAAGCGAGGAGGCTGTCCCAGCGGTCCTCGATCCGAGGAAGGCCACCTACACCCCACCAACCCCCTTCAAGGCGATCGAGGAGGCCTTCGCCCGAAGGGCGAGTGAGGCGAAGGAGAGCTAATGGATCCGGTCAAGCCCCTCCCTCCGATCGGCAGCCTCGACTACGCCACGGCAAAAAAGGCGATCGAGGACGGCCTCTACTACGACCACCCCCTCTACGCTCGGTGGCGATCGACCTGGCGGAGGGCGGAACTCTACGACCAGGGCCTCCAGTGGCTTCAGAAGGGCCCCGCGGCCTTCGATGGCCCGGGCTACCTCTCCCAGTGGGCCTCGATCTACTACGAGCCGGCCGACCCGAACTTCATCCCGACTCCCGTCTTTAATGAAGGCCACGGAGCGCGGATCAACGAGAGCGCGCGGATTGGGCGGCCGAACTACCGGCCGGTCGTCCGGCCCAAGGCAGAGATCCCAACCTACACCGTAAAGCAGGCGGCGAAACGGGCGACCGATGCCCTCCGTCACAGACTCCGGGAGATGGGCTGGGACAAGCAGGCCTACACCCTCTACTACCACATCCCCGTCTACGGCGGCGCTTGGCTCAAGAGTGAGTGGGAGCAGACCTGGGATAAGACGACCCCCGTGCCGGTCCCGGAGGCGGTAGGATGCCCGAACAGCGGCGGGGGGATGTCGACCCGTCCAGCCCCCGTCGAGGCCCCTAACGTTGGGGAGGAGTTCAATGATCCGGCGGGGGGCAGCGGAACCCCAGAAGGGACCGTCTCCGTCCCGGATGGGCGGGAGCCCTGTCCCTTCGTCCTCTCCTCCGCAAACATCCCGATGGAGATGGCGGGGAAGGCCTCCTGGATCGGCTCCGAACTCGCCCCCGGCGATGACGAGACAGGGAGTTTCGTCGCTCTCCAGTGCCCCCTCTGCCCCGACCACCCTACCCTTGTCCCCTTCCAGCCGACCCTCTCCGAGGCGGCGACGGGGAAGGACGCCCTCGGACGGCCTCTCGGGACCGCCCAGCCCCTCGGCGATTGGCAGCTGAAGGTCGCCTCTCCCTACGACGTCCACGTCCGGAACCTCGGCTTCATGCAGGCGCCGGGGGAGATCAAGGAATGGCGGGAGGTTCACGTCGAGACGCTTGATTGGGTCGCCCTGCATTACCCCGAGAAGGCCGCGAAGGTCAAGCCCGACCGCCCCGACATCATCGCGAAGTATCATCCGATCCTCGGCGCCCCCGACGTCTACGGCTCGATCCTCGACGCCAGGATCCTTCGTGACAGCGTCAGGGTCATGGAGTGGCACCGGGAGCCCTGGATGGAGCTGACGAAGGGACCTGAAGGAAATAGCCTCTACCGCTTGAACCAAGGGAGGTCGATTGTTATTGCTGGGGGCGAGGTCCTCCTCGACGGCCCCTACATGCTCGATTCCCTTACCGAGCCGGGGAAGAAGGTCCCCCGCGTCCGCCTCGACTACATCCCCTGGGAGATCAAGGATGGTGGGAGATACGTCCAGGGCATGTCCCTCTGGGAGCTTCTCTTCGACCCCCAAGACAACGTGAACGAGATCCGATCGCAGGCCCAGAGCGTCCGGCAGCGGATGGCCCTCCCCCTCTACGTCGCCCTGAAGAGCCATAACCTAGAGATGTCGACCAGGGACGGGGTCCCTGGACGCATTGCCTTCATCGACGTCGACCCCGAAGCGCCGAGCGTCCTTCCCCAGATCATGAACAATACGACGATCGCCCCCGGCGCATGGGAGGAGCTCAGGGACACGATTACGAGCCTGGAGAAGTACGCCGGGAACGTCGAAGTAGAGAAGGGGCAGGTGCCACCGAACGTTCAGGCCGCCTTGGCGATTCAATACCTCAAGTCCTACGCGGGAGAGAAGCGCGAGCCAAGGATCGCTCGGATCAAGGAGGCGCTCCGTCGGATGTGGCTCCACGGCCTCCAGCTCATGCAGGCCTTCTACCTTGAGCCTCGAGAAGTCTCCTACGAGAACGAGCTTGGAGAGGAGCGCTGGACGACCGTCGAGGGGCATGACCTGGCCGGCGAGACCCATGTAACGGTCGAATCCGAGGCGGACTTCGACGACCGGGCGCGGAATCAAGAGCTCGTAATGAGCCTGATCGAGAGGGGAGTGATCCAGCCGGCCCAGGACCCCGCCCTCGCCCGGGAGGTCGCGCGAGTTCTTGAGGCCCCCGAATCTCTCTTTGAGGTCCAGGACATCCAGAGGGACGGCGCTCAGCGAGAATATGTCGAGTTCACCGAGAAGGGGGCGATTCCGGTAGTCGATCCGACCCTCGACGACCACCTCGTCCACTTCCGTCAGCACGGCATCGACGCGCACAGCGACGCCTTCCGCGAGCTCGAAGAGCGGGCGGGGTGGGACGAGGCTCTGAAGATCCTCGGCGCCACCTGGGACATGGACCTGAACCAGCTGATGATGATCCCCGCTCCTGTCTGCCTTCAGGAGCGCATCTTCGGCTTCTGGAAGCAGAAACTGGCGATGGCTGCTCAGCCCCAGATGGACCCGATGACCGGCCTCCCGATCGGCCCGCCGCTCTACGCCCCCGCTGGCGATGAGGAGGCCCTCAACGCCGTCCTTCGTTGGAGGGCCCACTCTGAAGAGCACCGACTCTACGAACAGATGCGGCAGGTTCAAGCAATGATGACCCCGACGGTGGCAGCTCCAGGCGGCGCTGCCACTGCGGAGGGCGGGCAGCCCGCCCCAGGACAACCGCCCGCCTAAGGAGAAGACCATGCCGGACCCCAGAGTGAAGATCAGGGAGGAGCAGTACGAGAGGGAGAGGAAGAAATCGGAGGCGGAGTATCAGGAGGCCATGGCTAAGGAGAAGCTTCGAGAGGGGGCCGATCTCGGAGCGGCTGCGAAGGCCGAGGCGGAGAGGCGGAGGAAGGGTCCTTCCGTCGCCCCCGCCGACCCCGACGCCCCCGACCCCTCCGACTCTCCCCTCGTCGCGGCGGCGAAGGCAGCAAGGCGAAAGAAGCGGGAGAGCGCAGCAGCCAGGGCTCAGGCGGACGCCCTGAAGGAGCCGAAGTAGCTTGATGGAGGGGGACTCAGGTTCCTTGACAATCGCGACGAAGGTTCCTTGACAATCCCCTTGACAACTTTCGTGAGTCGTGCTAGTGTAAGGGAGAGAAATGGCAGAAATTCCGAATAACGACCCCGTCCCCGGTGCGGCAGAGGTCGAAGCCGCAGCCGAACGGGAGCTCGGACAGGCCCTACAAGAGTTCAAGGAGGGCCTGGCTGCGCCCGAGGCGCAGCAAACGGAAGCAGCCCCCCAGCCTGCTTCTACCCCCACGGTGCCCCCTGACGGAACAAACGCTCAGGAAGCGCCCAAGGTGGAGGGCCAGCCTCCAGCTGGCCCTGCTGAGGCGGGGACTCTCGAAGAGTCCCCTGCGTTCCAGAAGGCCTTGGAGATCTACGGTGGCGACCACGAGGCTGCTGCCAAGGGTTTCCTTGAGACGAACACCCGGAATGCCCAGATGGCCGCTCGCTTGCGCGAGCTGGGAATCGATCCCAAGACCCTTCAGCCCTACCCGCAGCCGGTGGAACAAACGCCGCCTGTGGCGCAGCCGCTGAATGAGAAGGCTGTTCAGGGAGAAGTCAACCGTCTTCTCGACGCCGACCCCAACTTCGGACGGCTGGTTCAGGCGTACTCACAAAACGACGGTGAGCTCCGCTCGCTTGTCGAGAAGGTTGGCAAGATCGAGGATGAGATCCGGACGGCGACGCTTGCCCTCTCGATCCCCGAGATCAAGGCCGACTCCTTCAAGGCGGACCAATACGAGGCCCAGATTGCTCGGAAGCAGACGGAGCTCCTCCAGCTCCAGCTTAAGCAATCGCTCCTTGAAGGCAAGCAGGAAGCGTTGGGACGGAAGGCCAACGAGCTGGCCGCTGCGGCGCGTCAGACAACCCTGCAAACGTATCAAGAGTACATCCGGACCCAGCAGGAAGAGGTTGAGCTCAACAACTACTACCATCAGGAGCGGGCGAAATTCGAGACGTCCTGGCCCATCGCCATCGAGAAGGCCATCAAGGACTTCAAGGTTCCGCCTGAAGAGGTCGAGGACTTCAAGGAGGACGTTCGCCTTGCGGGCCTCGCTCATCTTGCGCGTACCGATGAAGGAGACCCGAAGTCGATCCCTGACCCCTTCCGCTTTGCGGCGGAGCGGGCGAAGGTGTTGATGGACAGGCTCGACCGTTATCATCGGACGCGATCTGCCGAGTATGGGAAACAGGCCGCGACAAGGAGTGCCGTTGTAGGTGCTGGAGTTCCAGTGCCGCAGGCGCAGCCTGCCGCGGGGTCGCCTCAACCACTTAGCATGGCGGATGCCGAACGGGCGCTCGAAGCGGATGCTCGAGCTGCCTGGGACATCTTCCTGCGTCCGACGCCCTAGCGGGCGTCGGACTAACAGGGCCGTGATAACTATCACGGCCAAGGTAGAAAAATGGCTGCTACAACCACCTCCAACTTCGCGAACTTCCTGATCCGGGTCTATTCTCGGGAGAAGTTCGCCCCCTTCGAGAGATCGCTCACGAAGTTCCTGGACTCCCTTGAGGACGCCACGAACGAGCCGGCCGTAGGTACGGGCCGCCGGTTTGGGATCCGTACTGCCGATGCCCACGCGGCTGCGGCTGCGGCCGAGGGCAGCGTGTTCCCCGACCTCAACCAGCCGACCGTCCTTCAGGCTGAGGTCACCCCCGTCTCGGTCGTGGCCGCCTTCGGCCTCTCCGAGCAGGCCCTGGTCCGCGGTATCAGCGACGGTACCCTCAATCAGAGCATCCTGAACGACCATGTGGTCATGACGCTCAGGAACCTCCTCTCGGCGGTGAACCGCCTGACCGTCGCCGGCCACAACACCGGCCGCATGGCGCTGGTCGACGCGAACACCTCCTCTTCGACAACCTTCGTCGCGAAGCTGCCCGAAGCGGCCTTCCAGCTCCGCCGGGGCATGCAGATCGACTTCTTTGACCTGGACAGTGGCGGCAGTAAGCAGGGCGCGACCGAGACCATCACCAACGTGAACTACACGACAAGGGTGGTCACGATCGGGAACTCTCGCTCCTTGACCGCCGACTGGGGTGTCTACAAGGCTCTGACCTCCTCGGTCAGCTCCTACGGCGTCGCTCCTCAGGGCCTCCGCGGGATCGCGGACGATGGGACCCTCCAGGGCACCATCTACGGCCTCTCTCGCTCGACCAACCCCGCCCTCAACGCGAACGTCCTGACGGCTTCGCCGTCCTCGCCACAGAGTTTCTCCGAGACTCTGGTTCGCAAGGCCATCCACTTGATTGAGTGGGAAGCGGACGTTCAGGGGACCGAGATCTGGTGCAACCTGGGGATCATCAGTGAGTACCTGAAGAACACCATCCCCGACCGTCGGTACAACGTCTCCGGCTCCGAGATCCCGCAGTACAAGACCGGGTACAACCCGAATTCCATCGTCTTCCAGTACGGGGCGAGTTCGATCCCGTTCAAGGTCGACAAGGACTATCCGGCGCGGGAGTTCGTGGTCATCACCAAGCCCTACTTCCGGCGCCACATCACGAAGAAGGCCTCCTGGGTGGGTGACGGAACGGCCGAGGCGGGGTCGAATGCGCCTCTCCTCCTCCAGGCTCCCTCGACGACCACCTACTCGTTCAACAAGATCGCGGCCATGATGTGGGATGGGACGGTCTCTCACCGTCAGCCCCGCCTCAACACTCGCGTGACCAACGTGGCCGACTCCGAGGGCGCTGGCGACAGCTAAACTCTGAGCACAAACAGGAGTTAAAAGCATGTCGATTGTCAACCAGCAAGTCTCGTCGGACGGGATTGGTCCTGTCCGCCTTGACGTGGTCGACAGGTTTGTGGCGTACCCTAAGGCATCAGGGACCGCCAACGCCTTCTCGATCACGCTCGCGGCGGCCTCGACCAACTCGACCGTCAACAGCACAACCACGACCGGCGCCGGCTCCACCCTGACCACCCGCGAGACCGCCGTCACCTGGGCAACCTTCGCCTCCGCGTCCCAGCACGGGACCGGGGCTTCCGCGACCCAACCCGACTACGCACGGAACCTCGCCTACTCTGTCTCCAACTCGGCTCTATCGACTCAGTTCAGCTCAGGGCTGATCTCGGTTTCCGGGTCGGACCAGTTCGGCGTGAGCGGGCTGCTCGAGACCATCGCCCTTTCCGGCCTGATCTCGACCTCCAGTCCATCGAGCGGTAGCGCCAACTTCCGCTTCCTTCAAAGTGCCCTGGCAAACATCACGTTCGTCACGGGCCTCTCCTACACGTCGCGGCAGACTTCCGACTCCAACGGCGGCACCACAACCGGCACCGGCGGAACCACCCTCGCTCCGGCCCTCACCGTCCGGATCGGTGTCGGCCAGAAGCTTGGGCTCCCCTGCGACATCCTGCGCAGTGGAGACGATGGCCTCGGCAACAACATCGGTGGCGTCATCGCGGCGAAGTTGAACAGCGTGGACCAGACGACCACCGGGACCTTCACGTCCGGCGGGTCGACCCTGACCTCCATCGCGCCTCTCTTCACCGTGACGACCGGACCCTATCGCACCGCGGGTGTCGTCGTGTCGGCCCTCGCCTCGAACTCCCTACTGGAGGTCGAGTACAAGCTGAATGGGTTCATCTAATCTGCCGGCCGTAAGCGGCGACGCAGTTCCCCCCGCGGGGCCTTCGGACCCCGCGGGGGTCAACAACGTAAGGCTCGAGGAGAACAGCTGGAGAGTCATCAAGGGGGCATCCTACCGAGACCTCTCAACGGTCATCGTTCTCCCGACCCCAACCGAGTTCATCCATGGGAGGGTCGAAGCGGCGATCGACGGCCTGATGCGCCCGATGAACCAGAAGCTCGGAGGGCCCCTCCGTATCAGTGAGAACCTCCCTCTCGAGAGGCTCGCCGTCGCCGGGTGCGAGGTCGCCGACGCATACAATCAAGCCCTGACGGCGATAGCCGCCAATCCCGACCTTTCCACCTGGCGCTTCCTCCTAACCGTCGAGCACGACAACCTGCCCCCTCCCGACGGCCTGATCCGCCTCCAGGCTCGGATGTACGAGAATGCGAGGACCGACGCGGATGGGAAGATTCAGATCGACGAGAAGGGGATCCCCGCCTTCAACTTCCTCGCCATCGGCGGCCTCTACTGGACAAAGGGCTTCGGCACGGGCATGCCGATGATCTATGGGCATCCGAGGGAGCTGCCGATCAACTTCAGGCCCCAGCCGCCCCTCATCGATGCCCTCCAGGAGTGTCGAGGAGTGGCAATGGGCTTCACCCTTTGGAACCTTCAGGCGCTCCTGAAGGACCCCAGGCTGAAGAAGGACGGGAAGTGGTTCACTACGAAGTGCTCCTGGGATCAGGCGAAGGGGGTTGAGCTAGGAACTCAGGACCTCGTCTTCTGCACAGCCGCCCTTCAGGCGGGCTATCGCTTTGCGGTTGACACGGCCGTGAAGGTCGGCCACTACGACTTTGCAACGGGAGTCGTCTTTTGACTTGCCACCACACCGAGATCAGCGGATCGACGCTGGAAAGAAGGCCGGCCCTTCGGCTGGTCGGCCCCGATGTAGAGTGTTACATCTGCGGGGAGAAGTGGCTCTCCTACGCAACCAGGATCATCCCCTCGAACGAGGGACCTGTTTATCACGCGGGTCATAGGCCCGTGTGGAAGGAGAAGAATGGCTGTAGAGGTTGGGAGGACGGACGAGGGGCCGATCGCACCGAGGAAGCTAGACCTGTCCATGGAGGGGCCCCTCGATGGATTCGAAAAGGCGACCTTCGACCTGAAGGCGGTCCCCTGGCCCTTTGAGGAAAACACGTTTGATGAGATCCGCTGTATGGACTACCTTCAGAAGCTCGACGGTGACGAGCAGATCGCGTTCATGAACGAGCTTCACCGGGTGCTCAAGCCGAAGTCAGGGTGCCTCATTGGAACTCCCTACGGCAGCTCCACCAAGGCTTGGCAGAACCCGACGAACAAGCGGCCGATCTATGGGGAGACATTCCTCTACTACAACAAGGGCTTCCGGGAGCAGAACAACCTCCGTCTCCCTCAGATCACCGCCGACTTCGACGTCTCCTTCCCCTTTCAGTCGGTCGACGACACGATGAAGACCCGGCACCATGAGGTTCAGATGTGGATGGGGAAGCACCTGATCAACACGATCCACGACATGGTCGCCCTAGTAGTGAAGCGATGAGTGACGTCCTCAACAGGCCCGTTGAAGGCGACTTCGAGCTTCGAGAGAGTAAGGCAGAGCCCCAGGCGGTCACTATCGACAGGAGCGGTGCGTGGGAGATTGTCGAGAAAGGGATCACGGCGACCTTCCCTCCGGGCGAAGAGCCCCCTCCCTCCCTCGTCGCAGAATGCCGGAAGCACGATCCCTTCTTCGTCCCCCTCTGGGCCTGGAAGGTCTATCGTAGCCCTGCGGGGACCGATGAGAAGATCGGCCACTACATCATTGGAAGATATGTCCCATCCTCTCAGGACAAGGATGGTTCGAAGGAGCCGGTGAGGCTGACAGGCTGGCCTGCCGACTTCCCCTTCGACCCCTCCCGCATCTTCGAACTCCTCTCTTGGACGATCAAGTGGCCGAAGGGGACGATCGGAGCGAAGCTGGGCCTGCCCGAGCCGGCCAAGCCCTTCGACTCGAGGGTCGTCGACTACGTCAAGGCGCAGGAGGACCTCCGGCGGAACTGCTCCATCAGCGAGATCCTCCTGATGATCGACAAGTGGGAGGAGCTCGATCGTCTCGAGCTACAGAAGGTTGTCGAGGACGCTGAGTATCAACTCAAGCAAGATTGGCGTGAGATGAAGAAGTGCGTGGAGGAGGGAAGGTTGCTCCCCCCTGTGTGGGAGAAGAGGCCGTTCGTACATCTCGCCGACACCGGCGAAAGAAAGGATCTGTGAAATGAGTTCCCTGCCGCGCCTCGATCGTGATGCGATCAAGAAGATCGCAAGGGAGCATGCTCCCTCCTACCTCCTGTACAATCCTGCTCCCGAGTGGTTCTCGGAGATGTACAACGGGACCGTCTACTATTTCCCCCCGGATCTCGATGGGAGGGATGTCAAGCACCCCGTGACCGGGGCGGTGGTCCCTGCCGACGGAACCCTGAGAGTGAAGAACCGCTACGGGATCATCTATGGTTCGAGGGGGGTTGCCGCCTACGGCTATGGCCTGCCGGTTGTCGATTCGGATGGCCAGATCGAGAATGAGACCGCCGATAAGATCGTCCAGTTCTTCACGACAAAGTTCGGGGCGGAGGCGAACGACCCCATCATGCGCCTAGGGATCACGCTCCTCACCGGCGACCCGATCATCGACCTGGACATCAAGAAGACTTCGCGGCAGATGTGGAGAGCGGCGAACAAGGCCTGGGCAGAGGCAGAACGGCAGAAGCGCCTCGAGGACCTGGAGAAGTGGAAGAGGTCGAATCCCGGCCGCACCGACTATCCGCCCATGAATGCGCGCCAGCGCCGCGCAGAGGAGATCCTCCTTGCAGCGGAAGAGGACCGGGTGGTCGACCACCTCAAGTTCGTCTGCCCCGAGGGCGACTACGAGACCGACGACGAGGCGAGGTTCGAGAGGCACATTCAGATGCGGCATCCCGACCTCTTCGCAAAGCGCGAAAAGGAGAAGGCCCTGCCTCCTTTCCCTGTCAAGCGGCCCCGCGGACGGCCCCGTAAGTACCCTCTCCACCCACCCAATCCGGTAGGCACTCCCCTAACCTAGGATCCCTGTCCCTTGTGGTCCCTGATCAAGAATCCGAATTTCTGGCGAAGCAAGTTCGCCGACGTCGTCTTGCTCGGGACCACAGGGACGATCACCGGGGACGTGAAGATCGGCGTTTCTCCGGTAAGTGGGGCGATCGTGAAGCTCTGCCCGGGAGGCCCGCAGACGACCAGTAAGACGGATGGGACCTTCCGCCTGAACAATGTCCCGAAGGGCTCCTATCGGATCATCGCCTACACGGCTTCGGTTCAGGACAGTGAGAACATCGTGGTCGACACGGACTCGACAACTGTCGTGAATTTCGCCCTCGTCGACTCTTTCACGGGGTGTCCCTGATGCAAACCACGGGCGAGATCATCAGCAACCACCTGAAGTTCTTCCTGAACATCGGGAGCGATACCGTCGACAACGACAAGAACCTCCGAGAGCGGACGAGATACTACCTGACCATCATGGGCAAGGACGTCTGGGACCTCGCCCCATTCTGGTTCAGGATCAAGAACGGCGCGACCGTCGCCCTCGCGGCGGGAGAGGAGGAGGCGACCATGCCCTCCGACTTCTCCCACCAGGCAGAGGAGATGCACATCTACCTCCAGAACTTTCCCTTCTACCGCCTCCAGTGGCAAGCGCCGGATGAGCTCCAGGCGTACAGGAGAACGGTCGGGGCGTCGATTGCGCGGGGCCGCCCCGCCGTCTACACCCTTTCCGGCCGCACTGCGACCGGCACACCAAAGCTTCAGGTCTGGCCGAAGGCGGACATTGCCTACACGCTCCTGATCGACGGCTACGTGAAGCTGATGCCCGAGCTGATCGACAAGGCGACCGCGCCGACCCTGACCCAAGGCGCCGCGGGGAACGTCGACGTCGGGACTCACAAATACTGCGTGACCTTCGTGACCGCCTCCGGCGAGACCGAGGCAGGGGTCAGCTCCTCCACAACGATCGTCACCAGCGCGAAGCAGGTGAGTCTCTCGAACATCCCAACCTCTCCGACGAGAAGCGTGACCTCTAGGAAGATCTACAGGACGCCTGCCGGGAGCGACACCTTCCAGCTCCTGACCACCCTCTCCGACAACACCACGACCACCTTCAACGACAACGTCGCGGATGGGTCACTCGGGGCGGTCATCCAGGGGATCGCCTCAGCCGTAACAGGGATGGAGCAGTTTCCTGAAGATGCCCAGGAGCGCCTATTCGCGAAGGGCCTCCGAACGCTGATGGGCACGCAGCAAGGCGACCTTCGTTCGAACAAGTGGGAGGAGGAGTGGAGGAAGGACATCCTCCGCTTCTGGGGGGAGTTCAAGCAGGGCAGGAACGAGCCTCTGACGATGCCGAGATACGGCGTTGTCCAAGGGATCCGTGGAGGCTACTACCCGCGCTGGTTTTAGGAGAAAGAAATGGCCTTTCAGCGGACGCTCTTCTACAAGTTCGATCCTTCAGGGACGACTCTCACCTACGGGCGGTTCCTCGATGAGTTCCCCCTGCGGGGCTTTGCGAAGACGGCGGGGGCCTCTACGACGACGACCGCCGTCGAATCGAGCGGCGATGGCGCGACACCCTTCGACGTCGTAACGGCTCAGGTCAGTGGCGTCGGGGGCGACTGGCTTCGCCTTCGATCGAACGTCGGAGGCGCGGACACCCTTCGCAACGTCGTCACGAAGGCCTCCTCGACGTCGATCACCGTCGACAGCGCCTGGGACCTGACCTCGAGCGGAAAGCAGCTCACCTGCCTTCCCTTCCGCTTCGGCACCGGCGCCGACGACGGTTGGGTCATGGCCGCGACAACGAACAAGGTCACGGTGAAGATCAACGTCCTCGCGGTGGGGAGTGGAAGCGTCACGGTTGTGGTCGAGGGGAAGATGAGCGACACCGACGCCACCCCCCACACGATCTTCACCGCGCCGTTTGACACCCCCGACACCGACGTCGTAACCATCTCCGTGCCTTGGACCTTTCTCCGCGTTGGGGTCAGCGAGACTTCTGGCTCTGGCACCGATAGCATCAGCGCCTACCTCGTGTCAGAAGATGTAGTGGAGCTGGAGCTGCCGTAGGGAGTCCCGATGAGGCACCCCTAGGTAAGTCAGACCACCCTACTTGATTAGCTAAGGAGAGAAAAAGATGCCCGCAGGTGTTGGATATGCCCAGCCGGTGATGCCGAACCCACCGCAAGGCGGTGGGCTCCAGGGCGCTCCCTGGCAGAACTTCTTCGATCAACTCGCGCAGAGGCGGATGAGGCAGGCCCGGCCACCCGGACAGATGGGTGGCCCCCTTGATCAGCGGCCGATGCGCCCGAGAGGGCCCCGACTCGGCCAAATGGGTGGACCTCTTGATCAGCGGATGGGCTTCCATAGGCAAGGGCGGCGCCGGCCGATGCCAACGTTCCCCCAGTTCCCGAACCAGCCGAGCGCGCAGATAACCCCAGGCGGCGGCCCCATGCCACCGGTGCCAACGCCGGGAGTCCCCGAGCTTGGCCCGATGGGCCCGAACATGCCGGGCCGCGGGGACTTCCCCCGCCCCTCCCTCCCCGGTGGCCCACCGCCTCGGAGCCCCTTCATCGTCTAGCTGATGCCCAGGCCCTCCGGTCAGGAACTCGGCTTAAGGTCCCCCCTTACCATCCGGGGCGGGATCGACATCCCCAACTGGGAAGGGATCAACAGGCAGAACGATCCCGGGGCGATCCGTGACAGCCAGTTCTACGACCTTGTCAACGTAAGGCTGTCCGGGAACGAGATCATCTCGAGGGGCGGGCAAGAGAAGATCCACACTGGCAGCGCCATGACCGGTTGCGTCTTCGGATTCGTCGACGTGCCGGAGGGGACGACCTCCCTCCTCTTGGTGGCCAATTCTGACCTCGGCGCCTCTCCAACCGAGGCTCGCCTCGACCGTTATTACTCGGAAGGGCTCGATCGTTGGACGACCATCTTCGCGCAATCGGCGACTCTCCAGGGTCTCCCAACCGACGTCGTCTCCGGGTCGGGGTGGGGCACAGAGACAGTTCCTCGCCGTGCCCTGGTGCGGTTCTCTGGGAGCATCTACCAGTTCGGGGATGCAGGGGGATCCGAGAAGCGCCTCTACCGGATCGTCCTCCCCGAGCGCACGGCGACCCTCACCGGCACCAACAGCTTCGCGAACCAGTGCAAGCTGGAGCCGGCCCTCGAAGTCGCCGAATTTGCTTCAGCCGTGACTCGAGATGAAGCTAACCCGGACGGCGAGCCGGTCGAGACGATGTATATCGGGTCGACCTCTACGGCCAGTGTCTATCGGTGGGATGGACAGACCTTGACGACCGAGACCTCCGGCCTCGGCGCCGTCCGCCACATCATGGCGAGATACCAGGAGGACATCTACGCCTGGGGATCCTCGGGGCTTCGGAAGAGGAGCGACGGGGCTTGGAACGTCTCCTTCTCCCTCCCTTCCGCGGAGGTCATGATCGCTGCCGAAGAGTATCAAACCGTCATGTTCGCCTCGGGGGGCAACAAGGTCTTCTCCTTCAACGGAACATCCGTCTCCGACGTGAGCGCCTCGATCAATGCGGTCCTTGGCGGAGCGACGATC